CGTGGCGGCGTCTATGACGACACGGGCGATTTGCGGGCGATGGACCTGCAACGGGTTCGCGGTCTGATCCGGGTGCAGAAGAAAACCGGCCTGCAATGGGAAAGCAAAAACGGCCGCACGATCAACGATCATCACGTTGCGGCCTGGGAGCAAAACTATTTCCCGGAATATGGCCCTGACCCGACGTTTGACGACCACGACTTCGTCAATGCGCTGAGTGAGGATGCTTCGGGCAACAAGCGGTACGCGCTGGGCAACGTCGATGAGCGGCGGCAGGGCTTTTCTGACGCGGTGCAGTCGATGGACCGCTGGTTGGACGACAATAATATCGATCTCGACCACGTCACGAATGACGATGTGAAGCGGATGCTGGCGCAACATGCCGGCGATGCGGCGGACGCCTACGACCAGTCGGCCTATCACGGCTCGCCGCACATCTTCGACAAGTTCGATAGTGCGCACATCAACAGCGGAGAGGGCGCGCAAGTCTTTGGGCATGGGCTTTACTTCGCCGGTAACAAGAGTATTGCCCGGTATTACCGCGACGCGCTGAGCAAGGGCAAAACGGTCGGCGGTGTGCCGTCCACGGAATTGAGCAAGGGCGCGCAAAACGCGTTGCGGATGGCGCGCGATATGGGCGGCGTGGCGCGGGGCATGCGGGAATATGAGCTTTTAATCTCGGCGGAGACGCGGGCGGTCAAGGAACACGAGGGGATTGTTGAAGACCTGAAGGCGCACCCGGAAAAGCAAGACCCGGACGCGGAAGGCTGGGGCGATCTCGGCGGGCATCTGTCCGGTGTCGAAGCTGATCTTGCCTACCGCAAGGAACGGCTCGCGCATTACAAAGAAACGCTGGCCGGCTTTAAGGAGTTGGAAGGCAAGGAAATCAAGGGCGACGGCCGGTTGTTCCATGTCGATCTGCCGGAAGATCACGAGTACCTCGATTGGGACAAGCCGATGAGGGATCAACCGGCGCATGTGCGGGCGGCGCTGCATGCTCTGGGGGTTTCGAGCGGTTTCCAGTGGTCGGAACGGCAGGAAATCGGCGGGGGTGACCATGCCTGGATGATGACCGATACGCCGGGCGACATCTGGGCGACGCAACGGGCTATCATCCGCACCGTGGGCGGCAAGTTCGAAGTCGAACTAACCCACGATACGCCATATGTTCACACGTTCGATACGCTTGACGAAGCCAAAGCCTACAGCGAAACGGCGGTCGATAGGGCCGGCTGGGGGTCGCGCGGTTCGGACGCGTACCACGACCTGGCGCGCAAGTTGGCGGCGCCGGTTGACCCGGAAGCGCGGAACGAAGGCAACCCTCCGGGCTGGGGTCATGTGGAACCGGAGCATAGGGAAGATCCTGCCGCCGCCAGCCGGGCGTTACTAGAGCATGGGGTCGTGGGCGTGCGTTACCTCGATGCCGGCAGTCGCGGCAGTGAAGGCGGCACCCACAACTATGTCGTGTTCGATGACAAGCGGATTACGGTCAAGTCTTTCGAGCAATCGCGCGGGGGTGATGTGTTCAACCTCGATCCGGGCGCCGGCTTCCAAAAGGTGGATGTCGGCGGGTCGTCGCTGGAATACAGCGTGAGTGCCGATGGCAGGCGCGCCGATCTGGTGATGCTGCGCACGCCGGAAGCCGATCGCGGCGCGGGGTCCGCGCGCGCCGCTATGGTGGCGTTCCTGCAAGCGGCGGACGCGCGCGGGGTGGAAGTCACGCTAACGTCGTCGCCGATGGAGGCGGGGGTTAAGAAACCGCGCCTCGACAAGTTCTATCGCTCGCTGGGTTTCGTGAAGAACGCGGGCAGGTCCAAGGATTTTACCACGCGGGCGGAGTTCATTCGCAAGCCGTCTGAGTCTTTCGAGCAACGCAAGGGCGATGAGCCACGCGGCAAGATCACGCTGGAAGACGGCCGCGCGATCATTACGCTGTTCGCCAAGGCGGACCTGTCCACCTTCCTGCATGAAACCGGTCACTTGTGGCTTGATGAAATGGTTCAGGACGCCGCAAGGCCGGACGCGCCGCAAGGCATCCGTGATGACCTGGCTGCAATCCTCAAGTGGATGAAGATCGAAAGCCCGGAACAGATCGATACCGAACACCATGAACTGTTCGCGCGCGGCTTTGAAACCTACCTGATGACCGGCAAGGCGCCTTCGGCGGCACTGCTCGGGGCGTTCCGCAAGTTCAAGGCGTGGATGGTCTCGATCTATCAAAACGCGCTCGGGCTGCGCGCGCCGATCAATGACCAAATGCGCGGCGTGATGGATCGGATGCTCGCAACCGACAACGAGATTGACGCGGCGCGGGCCTCCGAACGGCACGGGGCGCTGTTCCGCGACGCGGCCTCGGCCGGCATGACCAATGCCGAATTTGCCGCCTACACCGGGGCGGTGTCGGCCGCGCGCGATCAAGCCTCCGACCGGCTGTTGCGGCGGGCGATGGAAGCGATCAGGGCGCAACGGACGAAAAGCTACCGGGAGGAACGCGCCGGAATCCGCGACGATGTCGAGCGGCAAATGCGCACGCAACAGGATCAGCGGGCGCAATACTGGCTGCGCACGGGCCGCATGTTGGATGACCCGGAAGCCGAATCGGGGGTGCCGCATCAACGGCTCTCCGGGCATGCGATCAAAGGCATGTACGACAACGAGGAAGTTTTCGACCTGCTGCCAAAGGGCACCTATTCGATGGTGCATGCCGGCATCCAGCCGGTGGACGTGGCGGAAATGTTCGGCTACCGCGACGGGCAAGCGCTGATCTCGGCGCTGATGAACCTTGAAGCCCGGCGCAAGAAAGCTGTGGCGGACACCGGCAAGCCGCTGGATGGCATGGGCTTCCTGGCGCACCAGGTCGACCAGGAAACCGATCGGCGGATGATGGAGCGGCGCGGCGATGCGCTCGCCGATGGGTCGATTGAGGAAGAGGCGCTCGCGGCCGTCCACAACGCCGCGCAAGCCGATGTCATGGCAACCGAGTTGCGGGCGCTCGCGCGCAAGGCCGGGGAAGACCCGCCCTTTTCCATGGCCTCGTTGAAGCAGTGGGCGGCGTCCACCATCGCGGACCTGCCGGTTGACCGCGGCGCATACCCTGGCACGTATCGCCGATCGGAAGCGCGCGCCGGCCGGGAGGCGGAGCGGGCGTTGCTGAAAGGTGACCTGCCCGCCGCGTGGCAGGCGAAGCAGCGGCAATTGGTCAACCATCTGCTGGCGACGGAAGCCGATCTTGCGAAGGACGATTACGACGCGGGCAAGAAACTGTTTCAGCGGTTCGCCGGCCGGGGCGCGTTTGCCGGCATCGATCAAGCCTATACCGACCGTATCCACGAATTGTTGAAACGGTTCGGCTATCAAACGACGCGCTCTGATGATGAATTGGGCGGGGGCCTCGGGGCGCAAACCCTTGAAGGCTTCGTGCAAGCGAAGTCGGCGGACGGCTATGAAATCACCATCGATCCGGCGTTCTTCGATCCGCGTCTCGCGAAGCCGTTGGACGATCTGACCACGGAAGAATTCCGCGCGCTCAAGGATGCCGTCACGTCGCTGGCGCATGTCGGCCGGATGGAAAAGTCCGTGATGGTCGAGGGGCAAAAGCTGGAATTGTCTGAGTTGGTGGCGGAGGGTGTTGACCAGTTGAAGGACTGGAAGCGGTCGGACGTGCCGGCCGAGATAAACGCCGGTACCGCGACGGGATTCCGGGGCCTGCTGGAAAAGGTCTCGTCGCTGATGCGCACGGCCGATGCCGGCATGCTGAAGCAAGAGCAAGTCTTCGATTGGTTGGACAACCGCAAGGCTGGCGGGGTGTTCAACCGGGTGGTGTTCGAACCGCTCAAGGCGGCGCAGCACCGCGAAAACGACCTGATGGTGATGCTGACGGGCCGGCTCAAGGCGTTGCATAAAGCCATGCCGGACGGCTGGGAAAAGGGCCTCGGCGTCTCCAAGGTGATGCCGGAATTGATCGATGAGCGGACGGGCAAGCCGTTCAAGTTCCGGCATCAAGATATCCTCGCGCTGGCTCTGAACACGGGCAACGCGGTGAACGCGGACAAGCTGGCGCGGGGCTACGGCTGGGACCGGGGCGATATCAAAACCGTCCTCGATCGCGAAATGACAGAACACGACTGGCATTTCGTGCAAGGCATCTGGGACACTTTCGAAACGCTGTGGCCGGACATCGAAAGCCTCACGCGGCGGATGACTGGGCTGGGGCCGGAAAAAGTCGAGGCGGTGCCGGTGCAAACCGCGTTCGGTGAGTTCCGGGGCGGGTATTATCCTCTCGTCTACGATCCGGTTAAAAGCTGGGACGCGGAATTGCGCCGGCAAAAGGCGGCTGGCGGGCTGTTCGAAAACAGCTACTTCAAGGCGTCAACGCCAAAGGGACACACGCTAAAGCGTATCGATAATTATTACGCACCCATCCGCCTGAGCCTCGATGCGATGCCGTGGAAGCTGGGGCAGGCGGTTCATGACCTGGCGTTCCGTGAGGCCATTATGGCGGCGGATAAATTCCTCGGGGACAAGCGGTTGCGTGGCGTCGTTTCGTCGGCGCTCGGGCGTGAGTATGTCGGGCAATTCCGGCCGTGGCTGCAATCCATCGCGAACGATCGCAACGTCGATGACAAGGGCTTGACCGGACTGGACTGGCTGGCGCGGCAGGCGCGCATCAACACAACCATGGTGGGGGTCGGGTTCCGGGTAACCACCATGCTGAAGCATGGCACAACGGCGCTGTTCAATTCGTTCGGTGAGTTGGGCGCGAAGTGGATGCTGCACGGCACGCGGGAGGTCTACGGCTCGCCTGAGCGGTTCATGGCGGCGCATGATTTCATCCTGTCGCAATCCGGGGAAATGCGGCATCGGATCAACTCGATCGATCGCGACGTGCGGGAGGGTCTGCGCACCATCCAGGGCGAAAGCGGCCTCCGCGCGACGGCGGAGCGGTTCGGTCACTACGGCGTCGCAATCCTCGATATGGGTTCGGCGCTGCCGACGTGGATGGGCGCCTACCGCAAGGCTCTGGCGGAGGGTGCCGAATCCGATGCGGCGGTGCTCGCGGCCGATAAGTCGGTGCGCAACGCGCATGGCGCGCAAGGTATTACCGACGTGGCGGCGGTGCAGCGTGGCGGCGATGTCGCGAAAATGTTCACGATGTTCTATGGCTTCTTCAATCATATCTACAATCGCCAAAGGGATACCATCCGAACCGCTGGTCAAGCGATAGAACAGGCCAAGCAAGGCGAGTTCGCCGGCGCGCGCCGGGACTTCGGCATCGTCCTGGCGCGGACGTTTTACTACTTGATCGTGCCGGCTCTGGTCGAAGCCTATGTGTCTGAGGGCGCGCCGGACGCGGACAAAGATGAAGGCTGGCTGGGCTGGGCGGCGAAGGCGGTTGCCGGGGAAATCCCGGCCGGCATTCCCCTGCTCCGCGATGCCGCGAAAGCCGCGATCTCCGGGCGGACCTATGAAATGTCGCCGATCGCAAAGGCGGTCGAGACGGCCATCCTCGCCGGCCGGGATATCGGCTCGGCGATCGGGCTGCGCGATCACGAGGCGTCGCCGCGCTGGGTGCGGCACGCGATCGAAACGCCGGGCTACGTGTTCGGCCTTCCCACGGGGCAGGCGGCGGGGACCGCGCAATACCTGTGGGACATCTGGCACGGGGACGAAGAACCGGACGGCGCGGCGGATTTCATGCGGGGCCTGATGTATGGGCCGAAACCGAAGGGCGCGACTTAATCTTTCACATGCGGGGTCTTACATGACTGTCCAAACCACGGCCGCGACGGCGTCCTATGCCGGCAACGGTGCCACCACAAGCTTTCCGTATCCGTTCCCGATTCCCGACTCGTCGCAAGTCGTGGTCTCGGTCGCCTCCGCCTCGGGCGTGGTCAGTGAACTGGCATCGACGCAGTACTCAATTTCCGGGCTGGGGTCGTCGATCGGCGGCGCGGTGATCTATCCGCTGGCGGGCGCGCCGCTGGCGGTCGGCATGGGGATTTCCATCGAGCGGGTGTTGCCGCTGGTCCAGGCCACGAACCTGCCGAATTCGGGCGGCTGGTATCCGGCCGTCGTGGAAGCCCAGATGGACTATGCCATGATGTGCATTCAGCAATTGCAGGCGCAATTGGGCCGGCAACTGACGGTGCCGGCGGTTGACCTGGCGCCCAATGTCACGCTGCCGCCGCTCGCTGCGCGCGCCGGGCAACTGCTGGGCTTCGATAGCACTGGCTCGCCGATCGCCGCGCAACCGTCGTCGGCGCTGATCTCGGCGGCGCTGCAACCGTTCGCGGCCTCGGCGTCCACCACGGCCGCGCTCTCGCTTCTGCAATATCAAGACCCGGCCGTGGCTGCGGTCGCCCGGTCGATCACGGCGCGCATCGCGGACGCGGGTATCTACTTCACGGATTTTGCTGGCGCCGATCCGACCAACACCACCTTTTGCGATGCGCCTTGGGTGCAATTCGTCGCGGCGGTGATGGCAAGCGGCCGGCCGGGCATCGTGCCGGCCGGGCACTTCAAGTTCGCCAATGCCGCGACGATGGATTTCGGCCTGGCTGCGGCGGCGGGCGGTTCGGCCAAGTTCTACGGGGTGCAGGGAAGATCCATTTTGGATTTCACGGCGGCGGTTGCGGCCTCGCCCGCGCTGCAAATCACGGACAGTGTCGGCGGCAAAGCCTGCTTCTACGGGGCGGTTGTCGATATCACGGTGCTTGCCAACTGCCCGGCGGCGGCGGTCGCGATCGGCTTGACCAATCATTCCGATGCCTTCAACGGGTTTCATTTCCGGCTGCAAATCGCCAACTCGTCGGCCTCGGCGGCGGCGATTGGGCTGCAAATCAACGGCGCTTACAACTGCGACTTCTGGGTGACGGCCAATAACGGCGGCCATGGCGACGCAATCCAAATCACGGAAATGGCGTTTTGCAAGTTCTTCGGGGCGGGTGGTCATTGTGACAACGCCTTGCACTTGACGCTGTTCTATGTGTTCGGGAACGTTTTCCACGCGCTTGACTTGGAAGTCTGCAATACCTGTGTCGTGATCGATAGTGCGAATTGCTCGCGCAACACATGGCTGGGCGGTCAATTCGTTTGGTCGAACGGGACGGGGCCGGCGGTCGCCGGCATCAACGCGACGCAAGGCGGTCTCAACCAGTTTATGGGCGTCAACTATGCGTCGGGGGCGCCGATCGCGACGGGGCAGGTTGGTATCATCGTCGTGGGGCAGGGGATTGGAACCGAGGTCTTCGGCGGGATATTGGTCTCGCCGCTCGCGGGCGATGCCGCGTTCGCTGTCGATACCGTTGCCGGCAACACGGCGGAATTCGTGTTCCGGGTGGGCGGGGTGATACGCTGGGCAATCGCGCGAAACAACGCGGCGGAAACCGGCGGTAATGTCGGCTCTGACCTGCTGTTCACAAACTACAACGACGCGGGCGCCGCGATCGGCAATGTCGCGTTCATCACGCGCTCAACCGGTGCGTTCAATAACCCCGTCGTGGAGTTGGGCGCGGGGGGCGGCAAGGTTGGCTTCTACGGTGCCGCGCTGATGTCCAAGGAATCCATGACCGGATCGAAAGCGAGCGGCGCGGCGCTCGCCTCGGTGATCAGTTGCCTGGCCTCGATTGGGCTGTTCACGGACACCACGACCGCATAACCGAAAAGGGAAACTCACATGCGAAACACACTATTGTGCGCCGCTTGCGTCTGCCTGGTGCTGTCCGGCTGCTCGCCGGGCGATCAGGCAAGCGGGGTGGCGATCGGGCAAGCGACGCTCGCGGCGGTCGGGCAGAATACGCCAGTCCGGGGGCAACTGTTCTGCAAGGCGGTCAACCCGGCTGGGGAGGCGGTTATCGAGGCGCTCGCCGATGGCTTCGGGGTGCCGGTCATCGTCTCCGGTATGACGGCCGATGCGGTCAACGCGCTCTGTGGTGGCGTGAACGGCAAGCCGGTTTCGCCGCCGGCTGACACGTCCACGGTCCTGGTCCAGTCGGTGGTGATCCCGCCGGGTGTGGTGGTCGGCACGCCGGCTGCGCCGCTGGCGCCGGTCAACCTGCCGGGCTGATCTGCTCCGTTGCCCGGCCGGCGGGGGTGGTCGTCGGCCGGGTCGGACTGAATCGCCAATGTAGCTTGGCCCCGCCGGACCATCCGGCGGGTGCTGGGACCGTCGCCCCGCTATGCCGTTTCGTCAAGGGTGCGGCGCGTTCCTGATTCGCCCCTCCGATTCCCGGCCGAGTCGGGTTTGAGTCGGGAGGTGTGGTGGAAGATTCATAACGTTCGCCCAGCGCATCGGATGCGCGAGTCCCTGCCGGTAAACGTTGAACTTTCCCCAACTTCACCTAACGCTGCAACGAGACTCCGCAACGTACTGATTTCCAAGGGGTCTTGCGGCTCGGTGGTGAAGTACCGCAGCATGTCCGCGCACATTGTGCGATCGGGCTCTCTTTGTTTTGCCGCAAGTAAGCCCAAACGGACTCTGTGCGCCCTTGAACTACGGGAAGAGGGCGCTAGCGCGGACATGCTTTGGTGGTCGAGAGGTTAGGCAAGGCCGCTCGGGAATACAAGGGGCATTAAGCGCGGGGCGGTCGCTTTCCAATATTGCGGAAGTGCGACCGATGCTTAACCAAAGTGACATAAGAACAAACAATGCAACCTCAAGTAAACGCGAGTTCATAGCGACTCGCTCGCCCGTGCTCTGCGGGTGCTGCGGCCGGCCGGACGCTGAGATGCTGTCGGCCGATGATCTGCCGGTTGTTTCCATCGATCGCCCGCCCCGACCCACGGCGCGGCGCCGGCCGCCGGTCGATCGGCGCCGCCGCGAAAGGACCGAGGGGCGGGGGCCGCGCGGCCACATGGACCGCGAAGCGCGCAACCGGCTGATGATTTACGTCAAGGCATGGAACCGGCGGCACAAGGCGCGGGGGCAGCACATCGGGCCGCTAACCCGGACAGACTTGGAATTGCTGCCGGTGCTGATGTCGTTCATCGGGTCGGACGGCTACTGCACGCCGGACTATCGCGCGATCATGCGGCGCGGGGATTTCAGCCGGGCCGCTGTCGCCGATGGCATCACCCGGCTGGAAGCGGCCGGGGTCATCCGCGTGGTCAATCGCAAGCGTCGGATCGGCGGTCACAAGGTGCGCGGCCAGTGGGTCGGCGGGAAGGTGGTCAATATCGAGAACGCCTATTGCTTCCTGGCGGTTTTGCGGGGGGCGCCGCCCAAGTCTAAAAATCAAACGACAGATTCGGCTTTGAGCTTAAGTCAGAAGAAAGGTCCGAGTGCTGGGGCCTTTGAAACCAAGGAACATCGCCCGACAAGGTGGCGCGGTCTGGAATCAGCGCTCGGAAGGCTCGGGGAAACGCTGGGCCGATGGCCTCCGCCGGCCAACGATCGCGCCTGAGCGGGTTAGAACAGCGAGGGTTGCCCGAAAGTCGGCTCGGTAAGGGGAGCGGCTGGGCGGGCCTGTGGGGCGGGCTGTGCGGCCTGGTGCGGTCGATCGGCCGCTAAGGGCGCCGGGGTAACCGGTATCGGATCCCGCGAAAGGGTTAGCGTGCCGGCGCGTGAGCGTTGGATCGCGTCAACCGTGGCGGCGTGGATGGTGTCGAAGCCGCCGCAAGGCGCGCCGGGCGGGCTGGTACAGGCGGCGGGGAACGTCTCCCATGTGGTGGGGCAGTGCCCGCACACGCGCCGGCCTTGCAGCGCGCGGCGGACGGCCTCCGCGACGGCAAGGTCGGGGTTGGTGGCGTAGTCGGGTGCTGCGGCGTCAGCCGCCATAGATGACCTGCGTGAGCGGATGCACGGGCGTTGCGTTCGTCATGTGGTCGAACGTGACCATAAGCTTATCGGGCCGGCTCGTGTTGTATGGCGCGATCGTGCCGGCCTTGCCGGCGACGGTCACCCGCTGGCCGGTCCGGGGTATGCTGGGCATGTGGTGGCGGTCGGCAAGGCTGCCGTAGCCGGGTGGGTCGTTAGTGACGTTCAATGGACGGTCCCTTGTGCTGGTGGTTCGGCCTGGTCGTCGGTCTGGATGGTGCCGTTCGGGGTCATCTCCCCGAGGTAGTGAATCGCGGCAATCGCCATGCGATAGAAGGCGTCGATTGCAAGCTTGTGGTCCTCGGCGCTGGCGACTTCGGTTCCAAGGGAAGCGAGGGCCTCGCCGGGCGTCATGTCGGGCGGGCGTCTGGCCTGCAAATTGGCTTCCATGAGCCGGCACGCCAACTCGACCGGGTCCAGGGCGATGGTGAGGGTTGCAGTCCGCACGGTAGGCATGGGGGTTTCCTCCTTCATGGTGGGGATGGTCAGAGGGTGAAGGGCCGGCCGTCGTCATGGATCGGCCCGTCGCTGCCGCGTAGCGCGCCACGTAGCTGCGCGATCGCCAGTTGTTCCGGTATCGGCGGGGCGGTTGGGTTGTCGCTCGCGGCGATGAACGCGCCGGCCTCGGCGATGGCGGCAAGTCCGATCGCGCGCAATAGTCCGGGGTTGGCGTTGCGGCGGCGGTGCATGCCGACGATGCGCAACAGGGTCTTGCGCAACTCGGTGCTGGTCTGCTCGCCGGTCGCTATCCACTGCTCTGCCGTGGGCATCGGACAGTCGGGGGTGTGGTCGGGGGTGGGGTCTTGAACGGGCATGTTATCCGGCCTCCTATGCCGGCATTTGAGATTGTATTACGCATCTGGCACGATTAGAAAAGCGTAAGTTATTCCTCGTAAAAAGCTAACGGTGATTACGCTCGCATGTATCTCCCCCGTGACTAGCGATGCCTGAACTTCACGCATTCCAAGCTGACCTGCTGCAAGCGGCTCGCGCCGAAATGGAGCATGTCCGCTCGGTCGTCGTCCAGGCTGCCACGGGTGCGGGGAAAACCGTGATCGGGACTGAGGCTCTCAAGCGGGTTCGGGAGCGTGGCAAGTATGGTCTCTTCATGGTCAACCGGGTCGAGTTGGTTGACCAGACCGCGCGGACGTTTGAGAAATGGGGCCTGCCGTACGGGATTATTGCTAACGGTTATCGGCCTAACCCGTTCCCGTCGATTCAGATTGCCTCGATTGGCTCACTGGAAAACGCCCTGAAAAAGGGCCTGGTGCGTGACCCGGCGCTGTGCGTCTGGGACGAAGCGCACCACATGGCCGCACCTACGTGGGCGCGGGTGATGGCCTACTTTCGCCGGGCGCGGCATCTCGGGCTGACCGCGACGCCTGAGCGCCTCGATGGGCGTGGGCTGGATGCCTTCTTTGAGGCGATGGTGTGCGGGCCGCAACCGGGCTGGCTCATCGACAACGAGTTCCTTGCACCCTATCGGGCGTTTGGTCCGAAGCGGCCGGACCTGCGCGGCGTCGGCGATCGGGGCGACGATTACGATCCGAAGCAGGTTGCGGCGATCATGGACACGCCAACGCTGTATGGCGACATGGTCGAGAATTATCAGCGCCACGGCATGGGGCAGAAGTTCATTGCCTTTTCCGTCTCGCGGGACATGTCGCGGAAGACGGCCGATCGGTTCCGGCTGGTCGGCATCCCGGCGGTGCATGTCGATGGCGACACGCCGGCCGGCGAGCGGCGCGCGGCGATCGAGGCATACCGCGCCGGCCGGCTGCTGGGGCTGTGCAATGTCGATCTGTTCGGTGAGGGCTTCGATGTGCCTGACGCGGTCGTGGCGATCCTCGGCCGGCCAACAAAGTCCTTTGCGGTCCACAAGCAACAGATGGGCCGGGTGATGCGGTTCGAACCGGGCAAGGTGGCAATCCTGCTGGACCATGCCGGCAACCTCAAGCCGGGCTGGCTGCCTGATGATGAGACCCATTGGACGCTCGCCGGCCGGATCAAGGGGGTTAAGAAAAAGCGGGAGGACGACACCGATATTCTGGGCCTCGGCGTCTGCGGCGTGTGTGGCGGCTGGTGCCAGCCCGGCATGATGGTCTGCATCGGCTGCGGCGGGGTGCGCGTCGAGGCTGTTGGCAAGCAACTGGAAACCGTCGAAGGCGTCCTCGGGGAATACGATGTCAAGGCGATGCGGGCCGCGCGCAAGCGCGAACAGGCGAGCGCGCAAACGCTGGATGAGTTGATCGAGTTGGGGCGTCAGCGGGGTTACCGGTCGCCGGAAGGATGGGCGCAACACTTCTTCAAGGCGCGTGCGGCATCGCAAGGGGGCTTTGACCTTGACGGGCGATAGGCCGGGGCCGTTACTAGAGATGGGGGTCGGCAATGCAAAGTCATGAGCGGCAGGCGGCGCACAAGGCGCGCAAGCGGGCGGCTGGTCTGGTGCAAGTCAATGTGTGGTTGCCGGAAGCCGCCGCTGCCGACATGCGGCGGGCGGCGGAAATCATCCGCCAGTATCCAAGGCTGACGATCGGCCGGCTGCTTGATCCGGCAACCGGCCGGCTGGTGGGGCTGCGCAATCCAAAGGTTGCTGAACTAAGCTGACGGTCTGCCCGATTTCGCCTCTGGTCTTACCTTCGGTCTGCCCGGTCCACGGCGCTTGCGCGGCGGCTTGGGGAGCGCCTCAATCGGGCGCAACAGGGTGGGCAACCAATGATCGCGGCGATAGGAGCGGTCGCCCGTCGCGATCGGCAGGTTAAGGGCGCGGCCGTCGATGTGGTAGGTCATGACTGAGGTTATCTCGGCCGCGACCAAACCTTCGGCCAGTAGTTCGGCAATGGCCTCGCACGCCTCGTGGGTCATGTTGTGCCAAAGGATGCACCCCTCGCGCAAGTTGGCGTTAAAGCCGCCGTCGCGGAACGCCTCGAAGTTGTTGTACAGGTTGGCGAATGACACCGGGAGGTTCTCGCGGATGTAGGCCAGAACGTCGGCCTTAAGGTTGGGCTTGGCGGCTTGTGCCGGGTCTGTGTCGGTCATGGTTTCCTCTGGTCTGCCTGTTTTCGGGGAAAGTCTGCCCGTTGGTGTTACCCGGTCTTACCGTCGATCGCGGGCGTGGGGCGTGGTCCCTCGATGTCGCCGTGTTTGTGGAATGGGTCGTGCGCGATGGCCTTGGTCTGCCCGGTCTTCCCTCCGGTCTGCCTCGGGGTATGACCACGGGCGGCGCGGCCGTAGGCTTGCATCGTCGCCCATGCCTCGCGGGCAACCGCCTTCGGGATGGTCGTGCCGGTCGCCTCGTATAGCGCCTTGGTCGCCTGTAGGGCCTGGGCATAACCGGCCGGGTCGAAGCCGGGGGCGATGGCGGGATGGGCTGGGGCCTCGGGCGCGTCTGGTCTTACCTCGGGTCTGCCGGGCGGTATGACCATCCCGGCTTGCTGGTCCGCCGCGCGTGTGACGGCTTCGCTAAGCCACTCGCCTTGCGTCTGGTCCACCCGTTCGGCCGCAATCTTGGCCTTGGTCCTCGCCTCCGTGGTTACTCCCTTGACGGTCCATGATCTGGCCTTGTCGTCGTCGTCTGGCATGGTCTTACCTCGGTGTTACCTGCGGTCTGCCCAATTGGCGCAACCGGTCTGCCCGATGGTCTGCCCGTTTCGCAAGTGTTGATTGTCCGGGGCGGGGCGCCTAGCGTGCCGGCTTTGTGAGGGATGGGAAAGCCATGGCTCTGCTGGACTCTGCAAAATCGGTCCCAATCGAGTTGCGGCACGACCTGGTCGTCCGCACAGGGTCGCTGATCTCGCGCGATGTGGCGGAGTTGGCGGCGAAGCATAAGCTGGTCGGCGCGGTGCTGATCACGTTCTCGGCTGATCGGATCGGCGTGGCGTCCACGGGGTTGTCGGCCGAGTTCGCAAAGGCAACGAGTGATCTCGCGGACAAGCTGGTCGTGATGCTGGCTGACGGTAAGCTTGACCCATGACGACCGGGACGGTCGCGGCGGCGTGGGTGCTTATCGGCCTCAATGTGCTGCTGGTGCTGCTGCAAGGGGTGAGCATCGCTCGCGGGCGGCGGTCGCTGCGGCTGCTGCGGGAAACGACTGCAAGGCTGCGGCACACGACTGCTCTGGGGCTGGCTGTCATGGAGCCTTATCTGCCGGGGACGCGGGGTTACGTGCCGTCGATTGTTTGGGGAGAGGAACACAAAATGGATCTTCTGTCGGACGATGAACGTCATCTATTCGTGCTGCTGCTGTCGGCGGAGGTCGGCCGTCATACGTCGCTCGGGCCGGGGGTGGCGCCGGAAAAATGCGAAGCGCTGCTACGCAAGATCGAGGGGCGGGACCGGTCTATTTATGTCAGCACACGGGCGGATGGGTTGCCGCCCGATACGGTCATGCGGGCGGCGGTGGACAAATCGGTGACCGGTGCGGCGTCCACGGCCGCAACCAATGGCGCGTGAGTACACCTGTTCGAGCTGCGGCGCGTCGGTGATGCTGTTCGGCGGGGCGGAGACTGAGACGCGCTGCGCCGGCTGCAATGCTTTGATGTGGATCGATGATCCGATCGCGCGGGCGGTGATGCGGGCGCACATGCTGGAAATCGACATGATCGGGAACGGCGGCAATACCGGGCCTCCGGTGTCGGTCGAAATGTGGTTTCTGCCGGATGTGGAAGAAAAGCCGGCGCCGGCCGATCAGTCCAAGTATGTCTGCTGTATTTGCGGGGAAGAAATGCTGACCGGCCGGCCGGACGCGGAAGCCCGGGCGGAATACGATCGTCTGCACCGCGGGCACGAACCGCCCCGGCAATCGGGCCGGGCCTGTGACGACTGTTGGTTGCTGCTGCGTGAGTCCGGCCTGTTCTAGCCGGGCCGGATGTCGGCCGGCGTGTTGCCTCCGATGGCCTGGTGGTGTGTCGCCGGGTCGGCCGCTGCGTGGAGTATGGTGAAGACGGCAACGAGCGTCGCGACGATCAGGCCGGCGATGGCGATAAAAGTGGTGACGAAGTGTGAAACGCCGGTCTGCGCGCCGTTCTGTTTCCCGACATCCAAGGCGGTCTGCGTCACCTTGTCCGACAGGGTCTTGATTGAGGCGTTTAGCTGCTCCGACAGGCTGACGTTCATAGCGTGCTGGGCAATCTCGGCCTTCTCGATGGCCTTCTCGGACGCGGCAAGGGCTGCGGTTATCGAGCGTTCGACGGCGGCAAGGGCGGCGGCAAGGGCGCGCTCGCTGGCGTCGAAACGCTGCTGATAGCGTAAGTCGGACTCGCTGCGGCCTTCTTCGAACCGCTCGCGGAGATTGTCCACCTGCTGCGTGAACAGCAGGCGGACGGTCTCGACAGTCCATCCGGACGCGTCGGGTGGCATTTCGTCAGGCTGGGGCAAGTGCGGGCGTGAGCGTGCCGGATGCGAACGGCGGCGGCGGTGCTGTAGAGGGTGATGCCCGGCCGATCAGTAGCTTGTCAAACTCGCTCTGTATCATCTTGCGGACGGCCTCGGTGTTGCCTCCGATCGCGTCGATCGCCGGGCGCGCTGCCGTCACGATCACGTCCACGCTGGCGTTGATGAGGTCCATTTCGACAACGGCCGGGCTGGCGCCGGCTGGCAGGGTGGTGAGGGCGCGCGTGATCGATGCGGCCTCCTGTGCCGCCAGTCCGGTGATCTGGGCAAGGGCGGTGTGATGCTTCCGGTCGGCGTTGGCGGATGCCGCCGCAAACCAGTTGCCCAAACCGGGTAGGGCAATCGAGGCGCATAGGGCGATGTCGCCCCATGGGATGCTAAACATGGTCTAGTCCTCCTTGGATTTCTGGCGTGAAACGATCAGGCCAGGCGGTAGAAACGCTGATGCCCGATGGTCGCGGTCGGGGGCCGCCCGATCGCCCAAACGGGCAACGGAATGCTGAGCGCATAATAACTGTCGGCGCCTCCGGTGTTGTCGCGAAGCAGGCCGGACAGGGCGAGCCAGGCGATTGTGCGGGCGATGGCGAAAGCCGGGTCGGCGCCGGTCACTGCGACCATGGCGGTGTGATCCGGGCCGGGTAACCAGCAAGAAAACTGGCTCGGTGCGCGGCAAACGCCGGTCACGTCCTTACCCCACCATCCCGGCCGCACCCACGCGCGGGTGATAATGACGCTGGCGACGGCGCACATGCCGGTGATGCCTTCGCCGCGCGCCTCGCCCCAAATGGTCCGCGCCATGGTGTCCAGTTCTGTGGAGTCGATCGCCGCGTGCGGGTCCGGCGCTTGAAGGACGCGGCCGGGGCCGTAGGCGAGTTCGGCCGGGAAGGGCCGGGCTTTGTTTATCAGGTCGGCGCCCGGTAGGTCCGTGGCGTGCGTGATATCGATCGGCGCTGGGTCGTGTATGCCGGCTGCGAAGTTCGGCACGATTGGGGCTGGCTTGTCGGTCATCCAAACATCTCCGGTCCAAAGTCGTTAAGTAAACGTTGCTCGGCGCTGTTGGCTTTGCTTAGCGCCATGTCTTTGCAAAGGTGGGTGAACACGAGCCAAAGCTTGGCGCGTGCTTCGGGAGCGGCGGAGAGGGCAAGTAACTGCGCGGCTCCGACCAGGATCATCATGCCGCCCATGCGGCCTTCGTCGTCGGTGAAAAAGCCGGCGCTGTGGGCGTCGTTAAGGGCCTGGCGGGACAGGTCGTTGCGGGCCGTCTGCATGATCTGGGCGACGATGCCGAGTTCATGCGGGGTCCGGTCGGTCATGCTGGGCATTAGGCGGCGTACTGCTGTTCGGCCGTCGCCTCGGAACCGAGTAGGGTCACGGGGAGGACGGTGCCGCGTTCGATCATGCCGGGGCAAAAGTAGGTCGGCGGTGCCGGGCTGGCGTCTTTCAGGCTGCGCAACGGCCGGACCCAGTCGCGTTGCCATGGGGTGCCGTCTAGGATTTTCTCGATCGCCGGGGAGCGGTTGGCAACCGTGAAATACGCGGCGTATCCGACCGGGCGGTGGACCTTGAAGCCGATGCGGCCGAGTTCCTTATTCGCAACGTCTGGGGTCACGCCCATGAACGTTTGCGCCTTGGCGGCGATTTCGATTAGCTCGCCGATCGCCATGTCGCGGGGTCCGGTATCGGATGGCACGCGGCGGATGGATGTCGTCAGCCTGGTTAAAAGGCGCGCCTCGTCGCGCGGGCCTTCGAGGATGGCGTGCTCGTTCCAATTGCGGCTTTTTATCCAGGTCACGGCTGCCTCGTATGTGATCAGGTTGGTGTTGTGGCACAAGTACAGACCAGCAATCATGGTGCCGATCTGGTCGGCCGCGCGTCTGTTGTGCAATACAGCGGCGGCGGCGTTGGTGAACATCTGCGCGTTTGCAAGTAACGTGGTCATGTTCTCGATAGTCCGGGCGAACATCGCGGCGGCGAAATCTTCGGTGAACCATTCGCTGATGTCGGTCATCAGTCGCCGGTATTGGGCCTCGGCGTCGGCGTCGTCGTTCTTCCGTAGGACAAGCTTGGAAATGCGGCTCTCGTCGGCGTAGTGGCTGACGGCGGTGTTAATGGACGAAAAGCAGAAACAGGATCGCATGACGTAGTCGATGGGGTCTCCGTCTTTGCCGCCTTTGCCGATGCTGCCGCCTGAACTGGCGACGCGGGCCAGTGCCACCACGGCCTGAATGCGAAGCGCGGCGGCGCGGTCCTCGCTCTCGGCCTCGTCAAAGATGACTGGCCGGGCGTCGTGGAAAAGGGTCTGCCGCAGGTTGGCCTCGGTCGTCGTGCCGTCGCGGCGGATGGCGATGGCTCCGACCACCTTTGCAACGATGTGGTCCACCACGGTTGTCTTGCCGCTGCCGGCCGGGCCGGTTACCCAAACATGCGAACGCCATTTGAGCGCGCCGCAAATCGGGGCGGTGACAATCCACCCGGCCAGTAGCGAGGCGGAGAGGGGATTTTCCCATGTGATCCGGTCGCATATCTCGATCAGGCGGTGCGCTGTGGCGTTGTCGGCCGGGTCCGCCTTCTTGATCGCAAGCGGGGCCTTGGCCTCGTAGATGTAGCGGGACGCGGCCTGCGATGGCCGGGTGGAGGTGTCGCCGATGTGGACAAGGGGGCCGGTGTGCATGGTCGGCCGGCCGGCGTCGATCCATGCGCCTCGGCCGCGTAAGCGGTCGCTCTCGAAAATGCCGATCTCGGCGCTGCACTCGAACAGGTGGGAAACCGCGTCGCCCACGCGGAAGTCGGCATTGCCGCCCTTGGTCGGGAAGTGGTCGCGCCACCATTTCGACGGGGCGAGCGTGTAGAGGTTCGCCGGGGTGTGGGCTGCGGCGGACAGGGTGATGACCTGCTGCAAGCTGTTCGGCAGGTAGAAAAAATTTCCGGCGTCGTAGCCTAGCATGCGGAACGGCCAGTCGCCGGCAAGCCGGGACTCGGACGGCGGCGCGTGGTCTGGTGGGCGGTCCTCGCGCGGCAGGGGTGGGGGAGGTGCCACCCAATCAACGGCGCGGCTGTCGATCCATTCGGCGGACGTGGCGGGGGTCCAGTGTTCGGCGACGGCGTCGGCCGCGTCCCATCCTTTCGCGCGGCTGTGGTCCCATGGGATCAGGCGGATGGGGCCGGCGCCGGCCGCGTGGCAGTGTTCTCCGACTCCGACCCATCGGCGGCCGTTCTCGCGGTCGAGTCCGACAATGGTTCGCTCGCCTTCGCTGTCGGCGTCGCCCCATAGCAGCAAGGGGCGGCCGGCAAGGGGCGTCCAATCCACGTAGGCGGTTGACTTGCCTCCGCCCGGCCATGTGACAACGGGGCCGTCCCAAATGGCTGCGGCGGCGTCTGCGGCCTTCTCGCCTTCCACGATCAACACGGGGAGGTGGAGCGGGGATGCGGTTAGCTTGTCGAGGCGGTAGAGCGGGCGGGGCCGGTCGAACGGGAAGTGTGACCAGGCTATCTCCCCGGTGCCTGGCAGTGCGACGTACCGCAAGGTCGGCGTGAGTTTCCGGCCTTCGTCCAGTTCGATCCGCAATACCACGCCGATCGGCGCGCCGGCCGCGTCGCGGTAAACGAATACGCGCGACGGGTGGTAGTAGGTCCAGCGGTCGCGCTTGGGGTTCCATGCCCGCAACGTTTCGCCTTGCTTGGGGATGGCGTTCTCTGGCGTGCGAACCGCGATCAGGCTGCGGTAAAGGCTGGGTGCGTCGGGGGCTTCGGCTGCTGGGGTGAGGGTCGGGAGTGGGGCGCTGTCGATCCCTCCGCCAAGGATGGCGCACGCATCAAGGAACGAGACTTGATGGAGTTGTGAGACGAATTCGATAACGTCGCCGTGGGCGCCGCATCCGAAGCAGTGGAAGAACCGCTTTGCGGTGTTGATCGTGAAGCTGGGGGTCTTCTCCGCGTGGAACGGGCACAGTCCTTTGAAGTCCTTGCCGTCGCGGACGATTCGCACGGATCGGCCGGCGATGGTCTCAATCGGATTGTCGGCGCGAAGGGCTGCCGTGTCGTATTTCACGGCCTTGCCTGCGGGTGTCGCGTGGTGTGGTGGGCGCTTCTCGGATGCGTCACGGCCTGCCTTCACGGTTTCGTGAGGGCAGGTTAAAGGCGCGTAAGATTACGCCGCTAGCGTAATGGCGGTGGGTAACTCCGGGTTACACCATAATGTTGTGATAACTTAGGCACACACAACCGTAACCTGTAATGGCTGCGGCTGTGCCTAAAATAGGGCCTTACGACTCGCGGCGAAGTCTGACACGCGCATGGGCCTCCGCGAGTTCCTCAAGTCCTGCTTGTAGGGTTGGGCTGATGGGTTCCTCGCCGGTCGCCATGCGGCGGACGCGGCTGCTATCGATGCCGATCATCCCGGCAAGCTGGCGCTGGCTCCATCCGATGATCGCGATGCACTCGCGCAAGCGGGTGGGGGTCATAGGGCCGGCGGTCGGGAGGGGCGGAGGGGGCCAAGCCTCCGGGGTAGGTTTGGCCTGTGTCGTCAGCGGGTATTGCGCGGCTTCCTCCGGGGAGAGGTCGGCCGGGTAGGCGCCATACTGGGCAAGCCGGGCCGTCGCCTCGCGGCGGAGTTGCTCCGGGGTGGTGAGCGTGGGCACGCCGTCGATGTGGGCTTTTTGCCCGACTATACGGCCGATGCGGCGGTCGGCCTCCTGCTGGAATGCGGTTCGGCCGTGGGCGTCGCGCGGGGGGATTGTCATGGCTGGGGGTCATCCTTCTCGGGGACCATGGAAATGAGTGGCTCGAAGAAATCCGCGGTGATGCGGCAAGCAATAGCGCGGCGGGCCATCGTGCGCACGTAGCAACGCCGGTATTCGGTGCTGTGGTGCGAGGGGAAGGCGCGGATGGCCTTGTCCCAACAACGCGCGGCGATGGTCCACTCGCACGCGCGTTCGGCAAGGCGGGCTGTCCAGCGGTATTGGTCGGTCTCGGCATCTATCATCGAGGCGGCTCCTGCGTCGGTCTTACCGGCGGGCAGACTTAGGGCGAAAACGGGCAGACCGGGCGGTTAGCGAAGGTGTGCGGTCGCGGCCTCGGTGCGGGCGATGCGGATAGCTTTCCGGGCGGCGGCGAGTTCTGAGCGGTGCGCGGTGATGGTCGCGGTTGTCTCGCCGTCGTCGGGGTGGTTGATCCGCACTGAGCGGCAATGGCGTGGGATTAGGTCGCTTATGCGGCCGGTGAGCGTGGCGGGGAATGGGCGCGTGGTGCTGTAGTTGGACATGTCGGGTCTCCTGCTCGGGGTTGTTACGGTTTAGACTTTCGGCTTCTTCAAGCCAACGAGACGGCCGTTGTCGGGGTTTGTCAGCCGGCCGATCGTCAGTTGCGGGTGTTGGCGGATGATCTCGGCGGCGCGCTGGATGTCAGCGACGGCGCCGGCCGGCACCCAAACGTTAACCTGAACAAGCCCGGCCTCGGCCTGCCGTAGCTTGTGGGCACGCTGGCGGGCGGCGTTGCCGGCACGCTGGGCCGGGCTCACTGGCCGCGTCCAGTGCGGGTCGTCAGCGGCAGGGCCTTCTGCCGGGCGTCCACCTTGCGGGCCGGGCGGACGGTCGAGCATGCGAGGGTGGTATCGCGGCCGTGGTTGCGCCCGCCGCATGCGCACTCGCAAACATGGCCGCGCGCGCTGGTGCAGTGAATGCCGCACGGGTGGCCGGCGAGCGGCGGAGGTAGAGGGAACAGGGTTACTTGCGTCATCGGTGCGTGCTCTCGATCTGCCGGTGCGGTATCGCTCTCGGTGCAGTAGATATGGCACGTCGCCTCGGCTGGTTCAAGAATAAACGTCTCTAGTAACGGGCCTTTCTTTCCGACAGTGGCGTTCAGTGGGGCTGGCGACGCTGACGGTGCGGGGTGGGCAATACGCACGCACGCCATGCGTCGCCGCGCCACACGCGAATGTTGCATTTAGGTTATGACCGTAACACGGCTTGCCTTACTTACCTATGTAACTCAAATGTATGTATATAAGGGGCTGACGGCTGACGGTTACGGTGGGATTACGCACAACGTCTTGGCGTAATCTGTTGCGGGGCGCGTTCGGTGTTGAATTACGCTTGCGTTTGCCGCCATGTTCCGGGCGATGGGTGCTGAGCAAACCTCGATGGAGTTCCGGACGCTGGTGGATATCGATGATATCCGGGCGGCGGTCGAACGCGACGTGGCGGCGCGGGCTGGCGCGGCGCTGCCCGAACTGACCCATCAGCAACAGTTGTTCGTCGCGGAATACATGATTGACCTGAACGCGACGAAGGCGGCGGTTCGGGCTGGCTATTCGGCCCGCACGGCGGCGCAAATCGGCTCGCGGCTGTTGAGTAATGTTGAGGTATCCAGGCAAATCAACACTTTGCAGGCGCGTCGGCTCCGCGCGGCACAGTTGACAGGCGACGCTGTGTTACAGGAGTTGCGAAAGATTGCGTTCTCGGACGTGCGCGCGCTCTATGCTGCCGATGGTGAGTTGCTGCCTGTTGCGAGTCTGCCCGATGAGATCGCGGCTTGCGTCTCGTCTATCGAGGTCGATGAACTGACGATCGGGGCTGGCGACAAAAAGCGAGTTATCGGCTCGTCCAAGAAAGTCCGACTGCACGCGAAACTTGATGCGCTCAAGTTGCTGGCTCAACACTTCAAGCTGTTGGGCGAGACCCGTCCAGGTCATGGGGCGGATATCGATGGGGAGGTCGTGCCGATGGATGAGGACATGTCGCCGGACGAAATGCGCGCGAAGGTGACGAAGCTGTTTCAGGCCGGTCTGGCGCGCATCGGATGAAGAACCGGGTTCTGACGGCGTTGGAGTTGCGGGCGCTCGCTGCGGCGGAGGATTATGGCGCGATCGTGCTGATGGGCGACGCGGCGCCACGCACCTTGAAGGCGGGCGGCTTCAACCTGTGCGTTCCGATGTCGGTCCTGCTGTCGCTCATTGGTGACCACCTGCTGACGTTCGGAACGCGGCGCCGGCTGGTGCCGACTGACGAAGGGCGGGCCGCGCGCCGGGCTGGGTCGTGCGACGCGTTCGCCCAGTGGGCGGTTGCCGAACGGCGGGCGGAGGTCCTCCATGCCACCTGACGCGGAAGGGCTGGTCGGCGCGCTGGGTGCGGCTGTCGGCGGGCTGGCGCGGCGCGTCGAGTTGTGCGAGCGGGCGGCGGCACAAGGGACGGAGGTTAGTCCGAACGTGCTCCTTACCAGTGCGGGGTTGTTGGAAGTCTATGCGGCTCGGCTGCGGGCTGTGGCGCCACCCGGTCCAGCGGCGCCGGTCGATCCCACGCAAAGGATTGCCGCCGCGTTCGATACCCTGGAATGGATGCTGACGATCGCGCGCGACCGGGAAGGGGCTATCGTGCCGATGACATCAAAGCAGGCGAAGGCGACGGCGGACCTGCTGGGTAAGACGGCGGACGCTCTGGATGCGTTGGCGCGTGGCTACCGTGAAGCTGCCGGGGAGTTCTACGCCGTCGCGGCAGGCGGGGGCGGCGATGGACCTGCTGGCGGCTGACACCGTCGCGGCTGCTGTGGCGGCGATGACGCCGGACGAGTTGCGCCAGGTCATAGCGCTGGAACGAGCGATCGATGAGCGAACGCGGTATCGGCGGCTCTGGACATACTACCCGGACGATGGGCCGCTGCGGCGGGCGCTGTATCCCAAGCATCTGAAGTTCTTTGCCGATGGGCTGGAACATCGCGAGCGTCTCTTTCTCGCCGCGAACCGCGTGGGCAAGACGGAAGGCGCTGGCGGCTACGAGTCGGCGTTGCACCTAACGGGGCTGTATCCGCCTTGGTGGGTCGGCCGGCGCTTCCACAAGCCGGTCACGGGCTGGGTCGCAGGCAAGACCAACGAAACGACGCGCGACATTGTGCAAGCGAAGCTGTTCGGCGATGTCCAGTTTATTGGGCCTCGGAAGCGGCTGCGCGGGACGGGGCTGGTGCCGCTGTCGTGCATCGGCGAGTTGGCGTGGAAGCGTGGCTCCGACCTGTTAGACAGGGCGCACGTGCGGCATCACGGGCCGGACGGCAAGCATGATGGCTGGTCGAAAGTCGGCCTCAAGTCCTACGAGCAGGGGCGTGGCGCGTTCGAGGGCACGGAACAGCACTTCGTCTGGTTGGACGAGGAACCGCCGATGCCGATCTATACCGAATGCCTGGTGCGCACGATGACCACGGGCGGGATCGTGATGCTGACGTTCACGCCGCTGGAAGGCATGTCGGAAGTGGTGCTTGCCTTCCTGCCGGGTGGCGAGTTGCCGGGCGGCGGCGGCGGGCGTGGGAGCGAACCGTATGACTGAGAGGAAACACCTATGACCGAGGAAAACAAACCCGCCGGCGGATCTGCAGGGCAGGAAGATTGTCACATCGCCGGCGACCTGCCTGCTGGGTCCAAGCCGCGCTGCGCGGACGGGTGCGACTACTCGTTGCCGGGGGCTGTGCCTGCCGATGGGATCGCGTTCGGGCCGGTGCTTGCCTACTGCCGGCGCTGCGAGGGCCTCAACCCGCGCCTGAGCAATCCGCACGATCATGCGGTGATCGCGCTGTCTGAGACCCTTCGGGCGCACATGCTGGGGCCGTTGCCGCCTCGGCCGGTCGTCTACAGCGGCTTGACGAGTGAACCGATGCCGGTGCCGCGTCACCCTGAAGTTGTGGACGAATCGACGCGCGCGCGGTTGCGGCTGCCTCCACTGTTGATCGAGGCGACGGACGCTATCGATGAGGCTCGGGCGCGGATGTGGCGCGAGTTTCATGCGAGCGACCGGGACGCCCTGCGCGACAATGCGGCCGTCGATCGCTTCGCCGCTGTGATGAAGGCGCGGCTTGCTGAGAAGCGGGCGGAGGGAAGGGGCGGCTGGTGGATGTGCGAACCGGCCAAGCTGTGGGAGATGCTCGCCGGCCAGGTCATGAAGTTCGATGCTGTGGGCGTCGGTAACTACGCGATGATGCTTTACCTCACGGATAGCCAAAGCCCGTCGCGGCGAGTGGTGATGACACGCTACCGCAGGCACAGCGGCGGGCTGGCGGAGTCGATGGACACCGTGATCCTCGTTGGTGACTTCGTGGACCTGTGCCGTGTCATCGCTGATGACTTCGCAAAGTTGGGTGAGACGATGGGGCGGGTAGAGGTCGTGCGCTACGGCTTCGATGCCCGGATCGGCTGGGACACGCACCTTGTCTGCGTTGATGGGGCGGTGGTCGGTTACGCGGATGGGCCGCTCGCGCTGTGACCGCACGTTGTCCGCAAGGCTGCCTCTATGCCCGGCCGGTTGGCACTGCGCGGGATCGGTGCTGCGTGCGATGCGAAAACCCGGAACCTGGCCTAGACGATGTCTCGATGTTGGACCGCATAGGCTGGGCCATCTGCGCGTGTGATCGGTATTGCTCGCCGGTCTGTCCTGCCACGCTGCTGCGCGCGCGGGCGATCTTGGCGCTGATGGCGTTCCCGACGCGGTCGATGGTCATAGCTGCGCGGAAGAAGTCGGACGGCTCGCCAGAGTCGATTTGGCGGGCGATGTGCCTCGAAGCCGTGAAGGATACGCCTTACGCATAAAGCGTGGGGCTGTGGGGGTGTTACTAGAGATGACAGCAACCGGTGGGTGAAACCCTCGCGGCGGAGGGTTGGGGCGACTTCGCGGGTGCGCCAAGGGACGGAACATACATCGGCGCGTGGGCCGGGGGTGGCCGGCTCTGTGATGTCTACTGGTGCGATGAGGCGGAGGGGTGGGCCAAGGATGGCAGCCTGATCCTGTTCCCGCACAGGCTAACACATTGGCGTCTGGCGCCGGGGCCTCCGAACGGCCACGGCCATAGGTAAACGAGTATGAGTAAATCCGTTACGACAGCGACGTGGGATGATGTCCCCCATCTGACCGACAAAGATAAAGCCGAAATGCTGGCGGCTATTCCTGAGTGGCAACGCGACGCGCGAAGTAAAGGTGTGCCGCAATTGGGGTCTGGCGCAATCTATCCCGTCTCGGAAGATGACGTTGTCATACCGCCATTTGCAATCCCGGCGTTCTGGCCTCGGGGCTACGCTCTCGATGTGGGCTGGAATTGCACATGCGCGCTATTCGGTGCGATCGATCGGGAGACGGATACCCTCTACGTCTACAACGAGCATTACATGGGGAAAGCTGAGCCAAGCACCCATGCGACGGCCATTCATGGGCGCGGGAAGTGGCTGCCTGGGGTGGTCGATCCGGCCGCGCGCGGGCGCTCGCAAAAGGATGGCGAGCAACTAATCCAGAACTATCGCGACCTGGGCCTAACCCTGTCGGCGGCGGTCAACGGGGTCGAGTCGGGCATCTTCGACGTGTGGCAACGCCTTGTCAGTGGCCGGCTCAAGCTGTTCTCGACGCTGTCGAACACGCGCGCCGAATACCGGCTGTACCGGCGCGACGCAAAGGGGCACGTGGTCAAGCACATGGACCACGCGATGGACACGCTCCGCTACTTGGTGATGTCCGGTATTCAGGTCTTCACGACTGATCCGGGCTACCTGCGCAAGCTGGGGCACACGCCGGGCGTCCTGTCGGAATATGACCCGCACGCCATGACCGAGTGAAAGCTAACGCTGTAAAATAACGGTGCGTAATTAAAACATTACGCTGGAATTACGCAAAAAGCCGCGTCTACCCATGCACCCCTCAACGCCGGGCAACCCCGTGCGGCGGCTGGGGAGGGTCACAGACCGTGTGCATGGGTTCCTCGATGCCATCGCCGCCGCCGCCGCCGCCCCCGCCTCCGCCCGCGCCACAAGCGCCTGATGCCGCTGTCGGTGCTGCCGGTAATGCGGCCGCGTCGCGTGCCGGTGCTGCGGGTGGTCCGATGGCGATGATCGCCAACATGGGCGGGCCGCAAGGTCTGGTTACCCCGCCCGCCACCACAGGCAAGGCGCTGATGGGCTGATGCCCGCACTTCCCCCTTACGTGATCGTCCACGGCATCGATACGAAGCTGATGCTGGGTCCGACCGGATGGACGTCGGTTCGGGCCGGCGCGCTGTCGTTCAACACGCCGGAAGAGGCGCGCGACTGGGCGCGGTCTGAGCGCAAGGATCATCCGAAGCTTTTCCCGAACGCGCCTTGCACCTTCGTGGATAAGGCGATGCCGGAAGAGGTGCTCGGCGCGGCCGTGATGACCCACGACTATGACCCGCACGGCGGCTGCTGATGTCGGCAAGTATCGCTCAAGTCCGCGAACCGCCGGCCATGATGTTTGCCGGCCGCTGGGCCTCGGTCACAGAACTGCGCAAGAAATACGACTCGCGCATCTCGGCCATGGAAACCGCCCGGCTGTCGTGGTGGTCGTCGTTTCGCGAGTTGTCGCGGTTCATCCGCCCGCGCCTCGGCCGGTTCAACGATACGCCGAATCAACCGCGTGGCGCCTCGCGGACGCAACGGATCATCGACGATACGGCAACGCAGGCGTCCAAGCGGTTCGGCGCCGGGCTGCAATCGGGCGTGTCGTCGCCGGCTCGCCCGTGGTTCAAGCTGAAGCTTGCCCGCAAGGCTGTGATCCCCGGCTCGCCGGCCGCGATGTGGCTGGATGAAGTCCAAAAGCGAATGTTCGATGTCCTTTCGGGGTCGAACGCATACCGCTCGCTGGCCTCGATCTATGAGGAGGTCGGCGTTTTCGGCTCCGCGGTCATGCTGGTGTATGAGGACTTTGACGATGTAATCCGCTGCTACCCGTTGACCGCTGGCGAGTATTACCTCGCGGTCGATGATCGCCTCGATCCCGCGACGCTCGGCCGCAAGTTCGTGATGACGGTTGGAGCGATGGTCGGCAAGTTCGGCCTGGACAACGTTTCGGACACGGTCGCGCGGATGTATCGCGACAACGTCCTCGATCAGGAATTCATGGTCTCGCACCTGATCTGCAAAAACGATGCGCGGATCGTGGATGCTTTCGGGGTCGCTGGCGCGCCTTGGGTAGAGGCGTTTTGGGAGTGGGGATCGTCGCAAGACTGCCTGCTGCAACTGAAGGGTTACCACGAAAAGCCCTTTATGGCTGTGCGGTGGGATGTGACCAGCTCGGACGCCTATGGCGGCTGCCCTGGGATGGACTGCATCGGGCAAGTCAAGATGCTGCAAACGCTGCAACGGCGGTTGTCGCAAGCGGTCGATAAGTCGGTTAACCCGCCGCTGGTCGCGGATGCCGGGCTGCGCAATGAACCGGCAACGGCCATTCCGGGCGGCGTCACTTACATCCCGGCCGGCGCGAACACGATCGGGTTCAAGCCGCTTTACGAGATCAGGCCGGACCTGGCTGGGATGCAGGGGATTATCGGGGCGGTCCAAAAACGGATCCAATCCGCCTTCTTTGAAGACCTGTTCCTGATGATTTCGCAGTTAGACACCACGCGAACCGCTACCGAAATCACCGAACGCAAAGAAGAAAAAATGCTGATGCTCGGGCCGGCGCTGGAGCGTCTGCACGATGAACTCTTGATGCCGTTTGTCGAGCGTCTCTTTGCCGTGATGTCGCGGTTCAAGATGTTCCCGGCTCCGCCCGCTGATGTCCAAGGCGACCATATCGGCGTCGAGTTCGTCTCGATCCTGGCGCAAGCACAGAAGGCGGTTGCAACCGCCTCGATCGAACGGCTGTTTGCCTTCGTGGGTTCGATCGCCGGCATCAAGCCGGAAGTGACGGACAACGTCGATGCCGATGAAGCGGTGCGGGAATATGCCGACATGATCGGCGCGCCGGCCGGCCTGGTGGTCGATCTGGATGCGGTCAAGGCGGCTCGCGCGGCACGCGAGCAACAGGCGCAGCAGCAGGCGTCACTACAGCAGGGCCTCGCGGCTGCGACCGGGGCGAAAACACTTGCACAGACCGATATCGGTGGCGGCGCCAATGCGCTGCAACGCGTCACCGGTATGGGCTGATCTCTAGTAACGGGGGAAGTAATGGCACAACCGGGTGTAGTTCGTCACGTCAATGACCTGCTCGATGAGTTCGGCGACTTCTCCGGGCCGATCGGCGCCACGAAAATCCGCGATGTCATCTCGTCGCTGGGCGGGGCCAACATCACGACCGGCATCACGTCGGCTTATACCTTGGTCCGGGCGGATAAGATGCTCCGCTACGATCCCACGGGCGGGGCGTTCACGATCACGCTGTTGCCGGCCGCGTCGTATCTGCTCGGCTTTGAGTTGATCTTCAAGAACCTTGGCACGTCTGCCACGGGGATGACCATCAAAGCCAATGCAGCCGAAACGATCGATGGGGCGAACACGCTCGTTGTGTCGGCGTCGCGGGCGAAAACGCGGCTGGTGACAAACGGCGTTAGCTGGGATGTCATCGGGTGAACCCGTTCGGCCATCTCGTTTACGGATCGGCGGCGGGAGGGATGTGCCAGTGTAGCAACTGGACACCGCTCCGTCCCTGCTGCCGGGTGCGCGACGGGGCGGGGGACGCTTCGGGGGTGGCGTCTCTCGCCCTGTTGCCCGATGGCCGGATGCTGGTGGCCGATGATGTGGGCGCGTTCACGGTCGCCGAACCGGGCGCTGTGCCGCGTCGCGATGGTGGCGCGTGGGGCTATGATTGGATCGATGCGCCTCCGCCGCGTCGTAGCTGGCTGCACCGGGTTTGCGCCTGGCTGTGCGGCAAGGGCTGGGCCGGCTGATGGCAACCGTTCCGAATGCCGCTGCCTGCCCGATGTGCGGTAGCGACGACTGCGACCATACCGACGAAGAAATGGCGGAGGCGGTCGATCGGCAGGCGGCGGGTCATGCGCCGGTCTACAACGCGAGCGAACCGGCCTCGATCGCGCGGGCGGCGCGCGTGGCTAAGGCGGGCGGCACGGCGGAGGTCGAGGGCCTCAAGTGGACCATGCGGCACGCCTCCGGGCGCGCATTCTTATGGGCCGTGTTGGTTCGCTGTCACATCAATGAACAGTCGTTCAACCCCGACGCTCTCGTGATGTCTTTCCGAGAGGGTGAACGCGCGATCGGCGCGCGCCTGGTTGGCCTGCTGATGGCTCACGCGACGCGCGATTACGCGCTGATGGTCGCGGAAAACGGGGGTTCCAATGTTTCGTAAGTGGTTGCTTTGCACGGCCGTGTTCGCGCCGGATGATGGCGGCGGCTCTGGTGCTGCTGCTCCTGCCGCCGCTGCCGTCGCGGCTCCGGTTGTTGCGGCGCCGGCTGCGGCTGCTGCTGCGGTTGCTGCGCCTGCTGCTGCTGCGGCGGTAGTCGCGCCGGCTGCGGTGGCGGCGCCGGTTAAGATGTCCAGTGCGATGTCGGACATGGTCGATCCGGCCGGCGCGGCGGCGGCTGAAGCGGCTGCGGCGGCGGCGGCGGCGCTGGCGGCTGATCCGGTCGCGGCGGCTGCGGCGGTCGCGGCGGAAGCGGCGGCGGCTGCGGCGGCGCTGGCGGCTGATCCGCCCCCTGATCTCTCGGGCGTCAAGCTGGTCGAAGGTCTGTCGGCCGAACATCCCTCCTATACGGCTTTCGTTGCCGCTGCGGGTGACCTGCGGCTGACGGCCGAACAAGCACAAACCTTGGTCGATAAGGTGGCGCCGGCGTTCAAGGCCGCGCTGCAAGCACCGTTCGACTTCTGGGCAACACAAACGGCGGCTTGGGATGTGGCTCGCAAAGCTGATCCCGTCGTCGGCGGCGTCAACTATGAGGCGTCGAAAGTTCACGTTGCGAAGGCTCTTGACCATTTCGGCGGGCAATCGCTGCGGGAAGAAATCGCTCTGACGGGTGCGGGCAATGGCCCTGCCTTGTTCAAGGCGTTCGCTCTGATCGGAAAAGCAATGTCCGAGGGTGGCTTCGTCACCGGCCGCACGGCCGGCGCGGCGGAGAAAACGCTCGGTCAACGTATGTATCCGACGATGGAAACTCCGTAACTGAAAGGGCCACAAGATGGCAACCATTGGCGCGCTCGCCCTGACCTACGCCGATTGGGCGAAGCGTATGGACGACGACAACAAGACTGCCGACATCATCGAACTGTTGTCGCAAACGAATGACGTTCTTGACGACATGCTTGTTGTCGAGGCGAACGGTCCGACCGGTCACACCACCACCATCCGCACCGGCCTGCCGCAAGCAACGTGGCGTCTGCTCAACTATGGTGTCGCAACCGCTAAGTCCACCACGGCCAAGGTTACCGACTCGATCGGCATGCTTGAGACCTATTCTGTGGTCGATAAGGCGCTGGCGGACCTGAACGGCAACACGGCCGAATTCAGGTTGTCGGAAGACCTGGCCTTTCTCGAAGGCATGTCGCAGCAAATGGCTGCAACCGTTTTCTACGGCAATACTTCGGTAAACCCTGAGCGGTTCATGGGGCTGTCGCCGCGCTTCTCGACGGTGCAAACCGCACTGGCGACGAACGCGCAAAACGTCATCGACGGCGCCGGGACCGGGTCCACGAACACGTCGCTGTGGGGTGCGACCTGGGGCGCACGCACGCTGCACGGCATCTTCCCCAAGGGTGGCAAGTCCGGCTTTGTCATGAAGGACAAGGGCGATGTTACTCCGGCCTTGGATGCAAACGGCAATCGGTTTGAAGCCTATACTACGCACTTTAAATGGGACAACGGCCTTACTTTGCGTGATTGGCGCTATGTCTTCCGTATCTGCAACATCGATGTCACGCAATTGTCGGGCGGCTCCGCAACCAATCTGATCGCCGGGCTGGTCCGTGGTGTCCATCGGCTGCCGACGCAACCCGGATCGGTCGCGACGGAACAGAAAACCGACGCGCCGAACGGCGGGCAGGCGAACAACGGGCGGCTGGCGATCTACGCGAACCGCACGCTGCGCACCTGGTTGGACTTACAGGCGCTCAACAAGGCGAACATGCTGCTTCAGTTCGCCGAATGGCACGGCAAGCCGATCACGACTTTCCGGGGCATCCCGATCCGCACCTGTGACGCGCTGCTGAACACTGAAAGCCGGGTGACCTGAGCGGCCGTCCTCCCTCCTTCAAACCTCTAAGCCTCGCTCCGGTCACGGCCGGACGCGAGAGGGAAAATGCACATGATGATCGATGGGCTTCTCATCTTCGATCCCGCCGCAACGCTGATCACTGTCACGGCTCCGTCCACCAACGTCCTCGACCTGGGGGTGGGTCGTGATCTCGCGCCGGGTGGTCCGGTGCTGGACGTGTTCGGCATGGTCAATACGACCATGACGGCGGCGGGTGCCGCGACGCTGCAAGCCTCCATTCAGGGGGCGCCGGACAATGGCGGCGTTCCCGGAACGTGGGTCGATCTGATGATGACCGGGCTGCTGCCGGTCGCCAATCTGGTTGCCGGCGTCGAGTTCCTGCGCACGCCTTTGCCGTATCTCAACCCGGCGATGGCGGGCAACACCAAGCTGATGCGGTTCCTGCGGCTCAATTACACGGTCGCAACGGGGCCGTTCACGGCGGGGGCTGTCTACACGGCGCTGATCCCTCACGGCGGGCGTCAGAACAACATCCCGTATGGCTCCGGGTTCAATCCCTTCAACTGATACCGCAAGCAACGACTGGCGCGCCCGTTACTAGAGGCGGGGCGTCTCTCGGGGCATAGGAGGTCAATACATGGCTCGTTGGCGTATTCATCAACTGTCCTTCATCGACACGGGGAACAACGGCGGCGGCGCGCTGTTCGATGCCGGTTCGGAAATCAGCGTCGGGCCGCTGCGCGCGGCGGTCGGCAGTCCGGGTGATCCCGGCTACCGGCCGGCCGTCGTGCATCGGCCGGGGCCGCACTGGGAGCCTTTGGACGATGAGGCAAAGGCAATCGCGGCGGACACGAAAACCACCTTTACCGGCGAAGTGCCGGACGTGGTCAACGCGCTCGCCGATGAGTTGGAAAGCTCGAAGGCGGCGATGGACGCGGCCAACCGGGCAACCCCGGTCACGGCGGAAATGATCGCGGCCATCGTCGCGGAAGCCTTGAAGCAACACAAACCGGCGGACCAGGTGCCCGCGCCTGCGGCGCCGGTTCCGATGCCACTGACGGCCGGCGAAATCGCGGCAATCGTCTCGGAGTCCATCCGCCAAACGATGGAAACCCGCGACGGCGTCGCCGCGATGAAGGCGGCGGAAGCCGTCGCGCTGGCTGGTCAGTCGGCTGAGACCGACGTGGGAACGGAAGCAAAGCCCAAGTCGAAGTGAAACCTGGCCGGCCCGGCGTGCTGCCTGTCGGGCTGGCCTCTTTTTCGAGGTCTCGACCATGAAACGTTTCCTGCTCCGCCTTGTTCTCGCCTCCCCGCTGATTGGTCTCGTGCTGGTGGCGCTGGTGGCGCTGTTCGTGCCGATCGTCAAAGCGCAGTCGCCGGCCGGCGCGATCCTGCTGGATTGGATATCGGGCACCATCCGCGATCCCGGCACGGGGGCGGTCGCGCCGGTCTCGTCCACAACTGGCCTTGCGGTCCATGACGCGGCGGCGGAAGCCTCGCTCGCCACGTTGGCGACAACCGGGTCGGCTGGCGGAGCGACGGCGGCGCTGCAAACCGCCGGCAACGCCTCGCTGGCGACGGTGGCGACAAACACCGCGCAAGGGGCGCAAGGTCTGCCGGTGCATGTGCCTGATGCGCTGTCGGTCGCGGGGTCGGTCACCTCGGCGACGGTGTTGCTGTCGCAAGATACGACCGGCTATCAGTCGGTCTCGGTCGCGATCACTTCGGCCGGGGTCTCGACGGTTACGTATGAGGTCAGCAACGATAATATCAACTGGCTGGGCACGGTCGGGGTACAGGTCAGCAACGGCGGAACGGCGCCTTTCGGCGCGACGGGCGGGACTGGGCTGTATCTCTTTCAAACGCCGGCCCGCTACTTCCGGGCGCGGGTGTCGTCTTACACCTCTGGCACCGTCTCGGCCGTGGCGATGTTCCGGTCGGTTCCGGTCTCCATGCCGGCGGTCTATGTCGGGGCCGGTGTGGTGTCGGCGACGCTGGCGCCAACGGCGTCTTCCGGCCTCACGCCTTATCGGCTGCTGTCGGCGGCGACAACGAATGCCGCGCTCGCTGTGTCGGGTGCTCACTCGCTGTTCGGCGTGTCGCTGGTCAATGCGGGTGCGGCGGCGGCGTATCTGCATCTCTACAATGCCGCCACGGCTCCGACGTGCGGTTCCGGCACGCCGGTCCTGACGCTGGCGGTTCCTGGCGGGTCGGCCGGCGCGCAACAGGCGTGGGAGTTCACCGAGGGCGTCGCCTTCTCGGCCGGTATGGCGTTCTGCCTGACGGGTGGGCTGGCGGATGCCGATACCACGGCAACGGCGCTCAACCAGGCTGCCGTTAACCTCACTTACCGGTAGGCCGGCGCCATGGTCGCCGATGTGGACGTTGCGAACCGGGTGCTGCAAGCGATCGGCACGCGGTCGAACATTGCCAGCCTCACGGAAGGCTCGCCCGAATCCGACGCGGTGCAGCGGGAATACGCATCGAGCCGGGATGAACTGCTCCGCAAGTTCGATTGGAATTGGGCGGAAAGGCAGATTCCAGCGGCTTTGCTGCGGGCGATGGCCGGCACGCCGGAAAACCCGACCGGGGCCTCGCTGCCCCTGCCGGCGCTGCCGTGGCGCTACGCCTACGCCTACCCTGCGGACTGCATCAAAATGCGCGGGCTGATGCAGGGGCAACCGGTGGCGACGCTGGCGGGTATCCCGATCTCGCTGGCCGGGGGCACTGCGCCGCGTCGGCTGGTCTCGCTGCGTGACTGGCGGGAGGCGGGTGATCTCGATCCGGCCGGCAACCCGCGCAAGGTGATCCTGTCGAACGTCTCGCAAGTCGTCTTCGTCTACACCGGCACGATCAACGATCCGAACATCTGGGACTCGCTGTTCGTCGCCGCACTGGTCGGCCGGCTCGCGGCGAAGCTGGTCACGCCGCGGGCCGGCGATAAGGCTCTCGCCAACATGGCAATCCGCTCGGGGAAAGAGGCGGAGACCGATGCGGAAGCGGTCAATGGCAACGAGGGCATCACGGTCATGGACTCAACGCCGGATTGGATTTCGGCGTCTGGGTATCGGGACTATGACCACGCGGACGACTATTGATGGCGCAACTCGCCTCGATCATGCAGCCGTCCTTTTCGGCCGGCGAGGTCTCGCCGCAACTGTGGTCGCGCGTCGATCTGGCGAAGTATCGGGCTGGCCTCAAACTCGCCCGTAACTTCTTCATCCTCCCCTATGGCGGGGCGGCAACGCGGCCGGGCACGGCGTTCGTGATGCAGACGCTCGGGCAAGCTGCGCCCGTGCGGATGATCGATTTCGTGTTCTCGACGCTGCAAGCCTACAGCCTGGAATTCGGCGGCGGATACATGCGCGTCGTGATGAACGGCGGCATGGTGCTGGAACCCGGGTTTGTGGTTACAGCCGTTCCGATGTCCTCCGTCGTTAACGCGACGGTGCCCGGGCACGACTACGCCGTGGGCGATTGGGTCTCGATCTCGGGCGAAGCCTCGATGGTCCAGATCAACGATGTGTTTATCGTCGCCGCGATCGCCGGCCAGGTGCTCACTCTGACCGATCTCGACGGGCTGCCGCCGCTGGGCGCGGCTGGCTGGGCGGCGTATGGCGGCGGCGGCACGGTCGGCCGGATTTTCACCATGGCGACGCCTTACGCGGCGGCGGACCTGGCGCTTATCAAGTACACCCAAACAGCCGACACCCTGACCCTGACGCATCCGAGTTACGTCAGCAACGATATCACCCGCTCGCAGCATTGGGCGTGGACTCTCAAGCCGATCACTTTTCAGGCGGCCGTGCAAACCCCGGCAAGCCTGACCGTGACGGCTCTGAACGATCCGCTAACTGATGCCGACACGGCCGGCGGAGCGGCGCAAACCGTCGCCAATTTCCCCCGGCTGACGTTCTACTATTGCGTGACCGCTTTGACCGATACGCCTTCGGAAGAGGGCAACCCCACGGGTATCGTTACGTGCGTGAATTCCGCGCTCAACCAGACATCCGGCATCGTCAATCAAATCGCATGGACCGGGCCGGCCTCGGGGCCGGTGCCCGATCGGTTCAACGTCTATGGCTCGGTGCCGCAACCGGTCAACGCGGACCCGCCCACGATATTCGGCTATATCGGCCAGTCCACGGGCCTGTCGTTTACCGATGTCAACATCAAGCCGGACTACACGCAAACCCCTCCGACGCACACAAACCCCTTTGCCAACGGGAACAATCCGGGGGCGGTGAATTACTTTCAGGGTCGGCGCATCTTCGCCGGCTCCGGGCCGCAACCGCAAGCCGTGTGGATGACGCAAGCCGGGAATTACACGAATATGGACGTGTCGTTTCCAAGCCGGGATAGCGACGCGATCACGGTGTCGCTGCTGTCGAAGCAGGTCAACGCAATCAAACATCTGGTCTCGATGAACGCTTTGCTTGCCCTGACAAGCAACGGCGCGTGGATGATCTCGGCCGGCACGCAAGGCAACTTCCTGTCGCCTACAACGGTCGTTGCCTCGCCGCAAAGCTATAACGGCTGCTCCGACGTTACCCCGATAGCGATCAACTACGACATTCTGTATGTCCAGGCGCGCGGGTCCAAGGTCCGTGATCTGGCTTACAACTTTTATGTCCAGTTGTTCACGGGCGCCGATATGTCGGTGCTGTCGTCGCACATGTTCTACGGCTTCAAAATCCTCGAATGGGCATACGCGGAAGAGCCATACTACCTCGTTTGGGCGGTGCGTAATGATGGGACGCTGTTGTCTTTTACCTACTTGAAAGAACAGGACGTTTATGCCTGGGCGCGGCATGACACGGGAAACGGTGACGGCTTCAAGTCGGTCTGTTCAATACCGGAAGGCCAGGAAAATGCCCTTTATTTTGTCACCTCTCGAACGATACAGGGCCGGAATTTCGGACAGCCCGTCCAATATATCGAACGGATGGCTTCTCGGAATTTCTATCAGTCCGGGGTGCCGAACGTCGCGCTGGCATGGTGCGTCGATTCGGGGCGCCAGTATCAAGGGCCTCCGGTCACGCGCGTATATGGGCTGCGCCATCTCGAAGGGCGCACCGTGGCAATCCTCGCCGATGGCAATGTGCAACCGCAACAAGTCGTCGTCGGCGGGTCGGTCGTGGTGCAGGCGCCGGCCTCGATCATCACTGTCGGGATACCGATTCAGGCACAATTGCAGACCCTCGCCCTCGATGTCGGCGAGCCGTCGATCCAAGGCAAGCGGAAGAAAATTGCCCGCACGTCGCTGATCGTGATGGACACGCGCGGCCTCAAGATGGGGCCGGACGCGCAGCACCTGGCGGAATTCAAGGACCGGACCAACGAGGCATGGGGCGCGGCCGTGCCTCTAGTAACGGGGCTGACAACCATGCTCCTGCCGCCAGTGTGGCAGGTCGATGGATCGGTGTTCATTCAACAGGACCAGCCGTTGCCGGCAACCATCCTCGGCATCATCCCGCAAGTGGTTATCGGCGATGATCCGGGTTGACGTGGTGCCGGCCGAACCGGCGGACGTCGAACACGTCGCGGCGCATATGCGCGCGGATGATCGATACGAAGCCGAAGCGGCGACGGCGCTTGATCCCGGCCGGGCGCTGTGGCTGTCGGCGACGATGTCGGATGAAGTCTGGGCCGGGCGGGTCGATGGCGTCGCGGCCTGCCTGTTCGGCGTCGGCCGGCAAGACCCATTTACCAACACCTGGCGCCCGTGGCTGATCGGGACCGACGCTATTGACCGCGCGCCGCTGGCGTTCCTGCGGCGCAACCGCGCGATTGTCCACGGCTGGGGCGAGCGGTTCCCGCTGCTGGAAAACTGGGTTTCCGCACGCAACCGCGTGTCCGCGGCGTGGCTGGCCTGGTTGGGCTTCGTCCTCGATGCGCCCGCGCCTTTTGGACCTTACGGGGTCTCTTTCCGTCGTTTTGAAATGAGGTCTCCATGTGCCCGATGCTGATCCCGGCCGGCGCCGCAATGGCGATAATGGCAACCGCAACCGTCGCCTCGGCCGCGATCGGCGCTTATGGCGCCATCCAGTCCGGCCAGGCGCAACAGGCGGCGGCGAACTACTCGGCGCAAGTCGCGTCAAACAACGCGGTGATCGCTGGATACAACGCCAAGGCGGCAACCGATGCCGGCACGGCGGCCGTGACCGCGAATCAGATGAAAGTCGCCGCGCTGGAAGGCGCGCAGAGGGCGTCGGAAGCGTCCAGCGGCGTCGATCCGAACAGCGGTTCCCCCCTCGATTTGCAAGTGTCTACCGCCAAGGTTGGCGAACTGGACTCCTTGACGATCTCCAACAATGCCGCGCGAACCGCCTACGGTTACGAGGTCCAGGGCATGAACCAGACCGCGCAAGCGGCACTGGACACCGCGCAAGGCCAGAACGCGGCGACGGCGGGCGAGATCGGCGCGGTGTCCTCGGTGATGTCGAGTGCCGCGTCGTTGTCGGGCAAGTGGGCGCAGTACCAGCTTCAAGCCGGGTCGAACGGCGGCGGTTCGCCTAACCCGGCGTCGGGTAGCATTTACTCGGTCAACGGCGGTCTGGGCGGGCAATACTGATGGCGCGCGTTCCCACTCTCGACGCTCCGACCGTCGCGCCTTCGGCGTCGCCGATCCCGTTCCAGACGCAACAGGCGTCGCCGGCCGCGTTCGGTGCCGGCATCGGCCAAGCGGCGCAAGGGCTTGGCGCGGCCGTCCAGCAAGGCGGGGACGCGGCCTATTCCTACGCGATGGCGCGGACGGGGCTGAACAATGAAAGCGCGGCGAAGGACGCGGACGTTGCAGGCAACGCGGCTCTGACCGATATCATGTTCAATCCGAAAACCGGCTACAACATGAAGCTGGGCCGCGACGCGGTCGATGCCATGCCGGACGCCATGGCGGCAATCCAGAAAGTCAGGACCGATACGCTCGCGAGCCTGCCAAGCGACGCGGCGCGCAACATGTTCGATCAGACCTTTCTGCGCCGGGTGCAAGGGATGCAGGAAGCGATTGGTTCGCATGCCGACCAGCAAAGCAAAATGTGGGCGCTGGGTTCGTCCGATGCGCGGGTCGATAGTGTCCTCGGCGATGCGTCGCGGTTCTACAATGACCCTGCCAAGTTCGGCCTGGCTGTCAACACGGCCAAGGCGGAAGTGCTGTCGCAAGGTCAAATCCTCGGCTGGTCGCCTGAGCAAGTCAATCAGAAGCAACAGCAAGTCGTCTCCAAGGCATGGACGATGCGGCTGGAAC